GCATTTAATGCTTCTTGGATAGGTAATGCAGCCTTTGATGACGATTCAGTAGAATCAATTTGGTTTAGATGCACTGATAGTACAACAACTTAGGAGAGAAGATGGGGAGATTAACAGCATCTGCAATATCAACAACATATAAAGACTTAATTTTTCAAAAGACTGATAATAAGATTTATTATACTAATGGAAGTGATGTAGACACTGAGATTACTACATTCGCTACACCTATGACTTTTACTGGTAAAATAACAGCTACTGCAGGTATAGAATTAGATAATAATATTATATATGCTTCTGATGGTGGAACCGCAATAACATTAGACACCTCAGATAATGTTGCAGTAACAGGAGATTTAGTAGTTACTGGGAATGATATTAAATCAGGAACACTAGGAAGTCCTACAACAGCAATAACTTTAAGTGGTGCTAATGCTGCAATTGCTGGTGATTTAACAGTTACAGGAAATGATATAAAGTCAAGCGGTGGAACTACTGCATTAACTCTATCAAGTGATGATGTAACTGTAGTTGGTAATTTAACTGTAACAGGTACTAGTAGTGGAACGATGACGATTGGAGCAGATGCAGATGATGTAGATAGGTCTTTAGTATTTGGTCATTCTACTTTAAAATCAGTTATAGGTATTGATGATTCTGCTGATAAGTTTTGTATTAATACGGATGGTGCTTTTGAAGGTACTAATGATTTTTCAATTGATGCTAGTGGTAATGTTGCAATAAAGGGTGATTTAACAATTACTGGTGGCAATATAACTAATGCATTAACATTAAATTCAACATTACTTGTAACTAGTACAACAACTTTTAATAATAATATATTAATTAATGGAGCATATGATATAAGATTCGTTAAGGCTAATGGAATGGATATTCATGATGGAAGTGCTGCATATCTTAGTGTAGTGAATGATACTGTAACTATAGGAAAAGCTTTAACTTGTAGTAGTACATCAGTATTTACAGGTAATACTGGTCCTACTGTAGGTACTGGATTTGCTGGTACAGGAACTGTATACAAGAGTTGGTTTGAAAGATATGGTACAGTCATTAAAACTACAATTTTAGTTGATATAACTGGAACAAGACATAGTGCAGCAGCTGATATTATTGGAGATGATGGAACAGCTAATCCATGTCATATTGGAAGGATTACAGCGTCTGCCAATGGAACAATTACTTCAGGTAGAATGACTTGTTTGGAAGCGCCTACTGTAGCAGATATGGATTTATATAGTGCTACTGAAGGGACTGGAGTAGAAAATGCAGCTATTTCTACTTTAACTGAGAAACAGACAATAAATGGTGGAAATCAATCATTGGGGACAGTATCAATTTTTGATAATGCAAATTTACCAGCTGCAAACGATTATTTATATTTAGTATGTCAAAGTTCTGGAGATGCAGATTATGCTGCAGGTAAATTTCTCATTGAATTATGGGGAACAGTGTAGTAAATTATATTAATTAACTAGGAGAGACTATGGATTTATCTTTTTTAACAAGTAACTTAGGATTAGTAGTTGGTGGAGGTTCTGCCGCTGCTGTTCTATTTGTCTTGAAAAAAGTACCTAACAAGAAAATAGCTTCGAAAGTAGAAAAAGCATTTTATTGGATAGGCAGTGGAATGACTCTTGGACTGGCTAAGTGGAGCATTACTAAGAAAGTATGGAACTCTACTATAGAGCCTTGGCTTGTAGACTTAATTGATAACGTTGTAGGAAGTGCTGTTAAAGGACTCATCAGCGGATTAAGGTCTGACAAATAATGAGTAAAACCAGGATGATTGTTTTTGAAGATATGATAGAGTCAAAGACAGGCGATATCCTGCGTGATATAGGCGTAAGCAAAAGAAGAGCTTGCAAAAAAAGACCTAAGAAATGCCCAGATTGTAGTAATAAAATCATTAAGGGCATTGAAGTTATAGGCGCATATGACGGCCCCTTATTATGGGGCTGTATGCGTTGTGGGTTCTTGCTAAGACGCTTTAGTAAACAAGAGACAGAGCAGATGCTCGATACTGTAAAAGAAACTTACACTAACCCCGATGATTGGGGGTGGAGGTCGCGCTCAGAGTTCTCATAGGAGACTAAATGAGTAAAGATAGAGGCGTTGTTAAACGTGCGATTGTCACACCAGACAAGCATGTTCCTCTTCATGATGTTCTAGCCACTAGCGTGGTTCGTCAGGCAATAGAGATAATACAACCTGACTTGTATATAGACCTTGGAGATTTAGGGGAATGGGGTAGTGTATCACATTGGCAGTGGAAGAGAAAGAAAAAACCACCAGTCGAATATATAATCCCAAAAGTAGAGAAAGAAATAGAATCTGTCAATCTGTTTTTAGATGAGATGGATAGCTCTTTGAATAAGGCGGGATGCAAGAAAAGACATATCTGCGCTGGTAATCATGATGAATGGTTAGACCATTTTGTTAGCGAATACCCTTATTTGGACCAATATGGGTTCAAAAAGGCAATAAAAGCTGATGAGAGGGGGTATATATACCATCAGGCAGGAGATTACCTTAAAATAGGCAAAATGTTCTTTTATCATGGTCACCACTTTGGTGGTCAGTATCATGCGTCAAATCATTTAAGAAAGCTTGGATGCAATATAATGTATGGACATCATCATAGCTTACAACAAGATTCTGTCACTCATATGGATGGGCCTAAGTCAGCTTGGTCATTAGGGTGTTTGAAA